GAATCCGACTAATAATATGGGAGGTCAATTAGACCTACCTTTTTTCTGGCAGGATAATTATTTGTCTCTCAGTAACAATGATCGTGATTTACTTGGTGAGATAATTATCAAATCTTTTACCAATCTCCAACATGCCAATGGAGGTAATGATCCAGTTACTATCACGGTATATGCCTGGGCATCTGATGTTGTATTAACCATGCCGACATCTCTTACCACATTGACTGCTGCCAATTATACACCTCAGTCAGGTAAGTTAAATTCGGACGATGAATATGGAAAGGGAATCGTATCTGCACCTGCTTCCGCGGTAGCTGAAGCCGCTGGAGCGCTAACTTCTGTACCTCTTATTGCTCCGTATGCACGAGCGACAGAGATGGTGGCTAAAGGTGTAGGATCTTTAGCTACACATTGGGGATATTCACGTCCTCCAATTGTTACAGATATTGTGCAACAAAAACCTTTACCCGCTGGCAATCTTGCTAATACAGATGCAGCTGATGCTGTTATGAAGCTTTCACTTGATTCGAAACAGGAATTAACCATCGATTCACGGACTGTTGGTTTGGATGGAGAGGATCAAATGGATATTACACGATTCTGTCAACGGGAATCATACTTAACTACTTTCCAGATGAACCCTCCTCAAAGTCCAGATACCATGTTGTGGAATTGTAGGGTCACACCTAATCTTTATCGAATAAATGGAGATGAATATCACCCTACACCCATGGCTTATATGGCAGTACCTTTTGAAAATTGGCAGGGATCTATTAAATATAGATTCCAAATTGTTAAATCTAATTTCCATAAGGGAAAGATTTTGGTTCGCTGGGACCCTAATTCAAATGGTTCTGACATTCAATATAACACGGTTTATAGTCGTGTAATTGATATTGCGGAATGCGATGATTTTGAAATTATTGTCGGTTGGGGTCAATCTACACCATTTTTGAATACTTCCAGTATTGCACTTACACCAGGATTGTATAGTACTTCAGTTCGTTTTCTAACGGATAATGCTGAACGCTATAATGGTGTATTGGAAGTTGCCGTGGTTAATAATCTTGTGTCTCCTGCTGTAGATTCGAACATTAATTTTAATGTATTTGTTTCAGCATGCGAAGACATTAAGTTTGGACAACCAAGTCCTGGGGAAATGAAAGCTCTTAGTATCTTTCCCACTCCTACTTTTGAACCACAGTCAGGAGTATTGGATTCCACTCCAATGACTGATGTTTCTGGAGGGGCGACGGATGCACCATCGAATCCCGGTGCAATTCGACCTATTGCTTCTCAATGTGCTATTGCTGATCAGACTATGAATGTCTTTTTTGGAGAATCACCTAAAACGATTCGAGAATTGCTTCGTAGGTACATTCTTCACCGTACAGATGTGGCATTCGGTCCATCAGGCACTAACAACTTAAAGTTATATAGTATTCGAGACAAAGGTCTCGGGTATTGGAATGGATGGGATCCTTTTGGAATTGATACGGAGAATTCTGAGCCTTGTAATATTGTCATTCCAACTTATGCTACCTGGTTTGCTCCCTGTTATGCAGGATGGAGAGGTGGTACTAGAACTAAATATACCTTCTCTGGTAACACAGGTTCAAAGCCTACTGTTTCTAGGATTGGTTATAACACTGCCTCACGAATACAGGAATCAGAGTTTAACCTTACTGATACTGCACAAGCTTCCAAACGTTTCACTTTTGGAACTGGACAATTTACTTCCGGTGGTGCAGCATCAACAAATGTTGGAATTAATGACACAGTTGAAGTTGAAATTCCATATTATAATGGTGTGCGTTTTACATCGTCAAGACTCCCACGCGGAGATTTTTGTAATGGAGCGCATTCTGCACAAGTACAGATTGTCTTGAATGACTTGACGGGTGAAACAGACCCGATAGCATCAGGAGCAGTCATTCGCTCGTGGAAATCAGTTGGAGAAGATTTCACTTTCTTCTTCTTTACTGGCTGCCCAATTCTCTACCGAAATGAGATTACACCGGCAGTATAGGGGCGCCTTTTATTTATACGCAATTAAAGAGTTTCGGTACTCTAAAAACCGATTTGGACCTAATCTGAGGCCCCTATAAAAATCAGATTATTACCCAAGTAGTGGCCTACTTGGGCGGCATGTATTTATACATGTCGTTGTCGGAGGGAACGCCCCCTAATAGCAAGTTAATATTATATTATCATTAGTTTTTGCTGTTCGGGGTTGGACCCCTTACAGATTTTTTATGATGGTCAATATTTATTAATCTTGCACCGACAGATGTTCTTAAAGGTGCTGTGAAACTAATCACAGCTAAATAACCTGAATATTTATTTCGGTCATTTACGCAAAAAAAA